CTAATTAGCAATAATTTTGTGTGTTAGGAACTGATAACTTTAATGTGATGAACCACCCATCCAAACTATTATATCCACTCATCTCTACTTTGTTAGCATCTGTTACTGATACTAATTCTATTAAATCATCATTATTCTGTAATCTTAAATAATTTACTAAGTCATTTATGATTGCTGATGTGATGTTTAAGTTATCAATATAATTATCATTACCATTATATTTATCTCCTGGCTCTTTACTTATATCTCTCTGGTCTAAAACTGCTACTTCAAATGTGAAAAATGTAACTCTACTATTAGAAAAATCTGCACTTGTAGGGTTTACAACAGCAAGTGGATATATATTCTTTTTGTATAAGTCTTTATCTCCATCTCTTGCTTCTATAACAGTATTTACATTTACATTATTTAATAATCTTTGTTTAAGTAAATCTATTGTTAAATAAAATTGGTTCATTTAATTTTTCTATTTTATATAAAAACACCTTAATGTTCTTTTGTTTATTATTCTATAATATATCTATCTATATATCTATATCATTATTATTGTTCCTCGCTTTTCAACAATAATTGTAATTTTAAGTCTCTTACTTCCTCCTTTAACCTCTCAATAAGTTTTCTTAATTTTGTAATCTCATCACTTGGTTTAATGTTTAATCTTGTTGTGTAATCACTTTTGTAAGCTCCCATTATCTAATTCTATATTTTTGTATCTGTGGTTTCTTTAACCTATGACTAATGATATACCTTGCTGCATCTATTAAGTGATTCCACATATCTATTGGTTTCTCACCTTTCTCAGCCCACACATAATTGTTAAACTCCTTTATTAAGTTCTTACTCTCTGGATCTATAATAATCTTAAATCCTCTCATCAATAATATACCTTCCTTAACTGAGCCTGCTCCTTTAACACATGGTTGTGTATTTACTCCTTTTCTTTTTATCTCCTCAATCAATCTTCCTTCTGCTGAATCTGCTACAATCAATTTGTTTCCTGCAACTGACTTAAATATATAAGCCAACTCATCTGTTGTCAATCCTGTTTTGTATAACTCTTCCTTCAACCAAATAATGTTTCTCTTCTTATCTATACTAACCTTAACTAAGGTGTTAGGGTCATTACTCCAACCAAAATCTGCGCCACATTCCCAATCACTATCCTCATTAAACTCACCTACTTCCCAATTATCAAATATAACACCCTCTGCTACATCTAAAAATCCTCCAAGTATTGTGTGCTCATACCACTTAGGATCTTCTGCCTGTCTTCTTCTAATTGCTTCTAAGAAGGTGTCTGGTAGTTTGTCTTCTATATCTAAAAATGTTGTATGAATATAAGTTATATCTTTTGTCACCAAATTACAACCATCCTTAATTCCTCTCTTCTCATAAAATCTATCATATATCCAACTGGCTTTTGTTGTTGGGTTAAACAATAATATAATTTTATTAAAATGTAATGAACTTCTTATTGATAAATCTATCTTATCAAATGTATCTTCATTTGGTATCTCCTCTGCTTCATCTATAACCAATGTATCAACATTAGCAATAGATTTTAAGTTTGCAGTCTGTACTGATGATCCTGTTTTTATACCTCTAAATATAATCTTTGAACCAGTCTGCATGTTTATTATTTCACTCTTTGTAATGTTAAAAACATCTCCAAGATTTAACATATCAATCTTATCTCTAAATTCTGGAAAGATTGATATGGCAATTGATGTCATTGTATATCTTGAAAATAAAATTGTTCTGTTATCTTCAAATGTAAGTAATAACAAATATAATGCTACTGAAAAAGATTTACCTGACCCTCTTCCTCCACTAATAACATTATATCTTGTTTTATTATCAAACAATGGTTTATACTTATCATTCAATAAAATCATTTAATCTTCTTTCTTTTTGTTTTCAAAACCTATTAGTTTAGATATATCAATAATCTTCTCTCCTCCTGATGTTATATCAATTGAATCTGTATATCCTCTCTTTCTTGCTTTATACTTCATATAAAAAAGTATTGATCTTTCTGACCCTTCTTTAATCTTCTTGAATAGTTGGTTTTCAGCAAAATCTAATGTGATTTCATTTATTATATCCACCTGTTCTCTAAAATCTGCATCCTCTCTCATATATCTATAATAAGTCTCTCTTGATACACCTACTTCTTTACAAGCTGGTGTAACTATTCCTAAACTCTTTTCTAATGCTTCTAACAACATCTTCTTGTTATCTTTATGTCTTGCCATAATTTAATTGTTTTTTTTTATTCCTTGTGATCCTAACCAACTTCCTGTTAAATAGTTTTTTACATAATAATTATTTGTATCTATCATGCTCTACTATTTAATTTTATTTCTGTATGTTTTGTTTTTGTTGTGTTTATACTACAATACATAGGATATTTATTTATTAAATAAATTGCGCTATCTGTTACTCTTTCATCTGTTCTTGTTACTTGCATTCCACCTGGTTCTTTATAATATGCTGTTTTAGGTGCATACATGTTTAATCTAACTACTTTCTTAAATCTATTAAAATACTTTATTGTTCTTTCATAATCTTCCTTATCCTCTAATGTTATCTCTAATGATTTGTGTTTATCTATAACCTGGCCCCAAAAACAACCAACAATATACTTCAAGTTTGTTGATACTTTATAATCCATATAAAAACCATTATTTACAGCACATATTCCAAACAATTTTGTTTTATTCTTTCTACATTCTGTAAATCCTTCCTTAACAAGTTCTTCTAAATCTGTAAATAAGATTGTTCCTTTACCACTTTTGATATAAACACCCTCAACATCATCATCTATATTTAATATAAACTTTCCTTCCTCATAATAATTTGTAATAAAGTTTCTTTGTGCCATAAGTGTAGGCACACCTAAAATTATATTTACTCCCAAGCCTTCTAAACTTTTTTCATAAACTAATTTTTCTTCTTTATCTGCCACAAAAACATCTACTATACTTGGATTTATCTTACAAGCTTCTAATACATAGTTTAATGTTTTTTCCTTTATTGTCTGTTCTCTTTTGTAAGAGGGTATTGCTATTCTATATTCCATATTATTTCTTTGTTTTATTTGGATTTAATCCTTTCAATGTTGTTCTGTTCTTTGCAATATACATCTCTTCTTCTGCTGAGCCACAATCAATCATATTCTCTCTATAATACATAACTAAACTAATTCTTGATGCATCTTCTGTCAGTTTTTTTATTGGTGTGTTTCCATGTGCTTGATGAACATCTGTAAATAAAAGGTCTTGGTTCTGCATATCAATTGCTACTCCCCATTTAACTAAAACAAAATAACCACCTAAATACTTTCCTTTTCTCATAACTGCAAGATTACCAAATGCATCTTTCAAATCACCTTTATCTGTATGCACTGCAGTCTGCCAGTTCTTATTTACTGTTACTGTTGTAAATACTGTATCACCTATAATAAAATCACTACTGGTTTTTTGTATATAACTATTCTGTAATTCCCATTTCTCTGGTATAAGTTCTTTATATTGTTTTGATATAAAATCTATAATAGGATAACATAACTTAAACTTCTTAAACTTCTGTGCTGTATAAGCAGTCATTCTACAATAAGGTGCTCTCATAGTTCTATCATAAAACCCTATGATACCACTTTTTACTGGTGCTGCTACTCTTGTCTTACTTATTGTTCCATCCTTCAATACTCTGTTATATCCTGTTTTTCCATTATCATTCTTACCAGCACTAACTCCTCTATTACTTGTTGGTGTTGCTGCTTCATTAAAAGCCTCATATGATGTTACAATCATTTCTCTTGGTATAACTCCTTTTCTAAACTTAGCAAGTAACATTCCTGTTTCTTCACAATAAACATCTGCATCATAGTTTATTAAAATGTTGTAATCTTTATCTCCTAACAATTCACCTAAAAAACTATCTGCTTTCTTATCATCCATAATTGGTTTAACCTTAACTATCTTAACCATTTTACTCTACATTGTTTTTTATTAAAGATATAAATACTTCCTCTAAACTCATATCTTTATACTTCTCTTTAATCATTCCTAATACTTCTTCTTTCTCTGCTTTTGTATAAAATAAATATACTGCTTTCTTCTTACTAAAATTACTATCATTCACTACTGGTGTGTTTCCATCTGGTGTTTTTGGTGCTGGTGTTTTCTCTTCTTTATTCAACTCCTTATACCATACTGGTGGTGTTAAACCCCAGTCTGTCAATTCTTCATATTTGTAATCTTCACTCAAATTGACCCAAGACCATTCACCATAAGCAAGATTATCTTTAATCAAAAACTCATATTCTTTATCCTCTTGATTAAAAACAACTATCTCTACTTCCTTATATCCTAATTCTTTTAAAGCCATATACCTCATATTACCTCCAATTATATCCATATTCTCATTTACTACAATTGGTCTAACTGCCATCATTTCTGGAAAGTCCTTAATTGATTTCTTTAATTGTTCTAACTTATATTGGTTGAACTCTCTTGGGTTTTTCTGTGTTGGTTTAATCTCATTTATATCTACTAACATATATCTTATTTATTTTTTAACATTGTTTTAAAAGCATCACTTATATTCTTTGTTCCTGTGTTTCTAATAACCTGTTGCTCCATATTCTTGTAAAAGTTAAAATCATCTATATCCATATTCAATAATATACAACTTCCATCAAACTCATATCTCTTACCAAAATCTGTATCATCTAAACTTGTGCCTTGTGTTGGTGTTTCATTATGATTATCAATAAAGTCATCATTAAAAAAATCATCATCTCCTTCTTCTCCTTCTTCTGTTTCAATCAACCAATCTGGTAAGTCCATACCCCACAAATCTAAATGTTCTGTGTTCTCTAACATCATATAATCCCAGTCTCCATAATTTACATTATCTTTTATTAAAAATTGGTTCTTTTTCTGCTCTGTAAGGCCTCCAAATATAATGATTGATACTTCTGTTAGTCCTGCTTCTAAACAAGCCTTAAATCTCATATTACCACCTAATATAGTCATTGTTTCATCAACTACTATTGGTCTTATTTCTAACATCTCTGGAAAGTCTTGAACTGATTTAACTAATTTCTTAAACTTCTCATCCTTAATTGTTCTTGGGTTTTTAGGATTTAACTTTATATCTTTTACTGATACCTTCTCTATATTCATATATATTTTTTATTTTTTCTACTTATAGCCATGTTTGTAAGATTATATATAACTTGTATATATTTATGGTTGTATGAAAACATTTATTCTTTCAACCATTTTACCAATCAATCCAGGACAATTACATCTACTCAACTTTGAACTAAATAATTCATTATATAGTTTGAAAAGTGCATTTACATCATCATTTTCTATTGATGATTTAGCATTTATTCTTGCCATCAAATCTCTTTCTTCTTGTGTAACATCTCTACTTGCTTTTAACCAAGGAAATAATCTATTAAGTCTTGATTGGCGCTCCTCACATTTTTGGCACTTTTCAATACCAAGTGTATCTGTTACTTTAGCAATTAGGTCGCCCAAACCACCTATTCCTAATTCTTGTTCTTCTTTTTTCTTCTTAGCCATTTATTATATCATTTATTTTTTGTTCTCTTTTAAGTTGTAGTCTTCTTAATCTATATTCCTCCTTTGTTTCATAAGAAGGCTTACTACCACCACATCCTTGGCAATGTTCCCAATCACAATCTAACATATGTTCTTCTCCATTACTTCTAACTTCTGTTTCATATTTCATAATCCTAATTGTTCTAACTTTTTGTTTCTTGATAGTTGTAAGTCTTCTATAATGATTTTTTTTGCTATATTGTTTTTATATTTTATAGGACTATCAACTATATCTATAATAATATAACTTGTTCCATTTTCATCTCTTAATATAAATCCTTTTTTAAGTTGGTCTTGTGTAAAATCATAAATTATAACACTATCCATAATAATAAGGCTATCACTTCTGGTTTCATATTTATAACCAAAATGATCTTGTCTCTCTTTCATAACAAATGTATTATTTATCATACTAATCCATTATTATATTTATTGGTACTCTACCATTGATAACTATTCCACATGCTATTGCTGGTTTTCTTCCTAATTTAGCATAACCCATAGCATAACTTGTAAAATCAATTCCACACCCAACTTGCATTCCAAATACCTTTGCTTTATCATTCACTACCCAGTCAATATAACATTGAGTATGTAAATGTCCCTGTACTATACTCTCAAACTCCATTTTTATTCTTGCTCTTGCAGTTCCACCCTCACCATGTATATATAAAACATCATCTATTCTATGATAGTCTTTAAACTCCCATCCTGGTGTTCCTAATACTTCCTGATAATTTTTAATCCATTTCTTACTTAAACCTGAACTAAATACTTTTCTACTAACTATTCTATCATGGTTTCCTATAATAATTGTTGCTTCTGGGAAAGCCTTATACCATTTCTTTATTTTATCTATTGCTAAATCTAATTCATCTCCTGCTGATTTTCCATCTGGGTCTTGTTCATGATATGATGAATAATGGTTATCAATTATATCTCCAATGAATACCACTTGATTACATTTCCATTTTTTATATTGTTCTTTACAAAACTCTAAATAACCTTCTTTTGTAAATGGTTCATGTATATCTCCAATCACCAATACTCTACTTTCTTGTTTCTTTAATAAGTTAAACATATTTATTTTTATTTTTTATTCAATAAGATTATCAAAACAATTACTCCTAAAATGAATAATAATGTTAAGTCTTCTTTATCTTCCTTGCTCATGTCTTGTTTTTATTTTATCTTTAATCTTGTTTATTCTCATATTTATAGTCATATGAGATATACCAATCTTCTTAGCAATCTCTCTTTGTGATAATCCCCATATAAAATGTAATTGGTATAATTTCTTGTCATAACTTTCCAATTGTAGTATAGTTTCTGTTATAACATTTATCTTCTCTTGATCTTCCAAGTTTTTCTTTATCAGTTCTTGTAAAT